AACCTCTGCTCTAAGTGGTGGCTGAAAATGCAATGTATTCTGCCCTGCCGCTTTATCAGCGGTCGCCATGTATAGGTAATCGCCAAGCTGAAAGTATGTTCCAGCAGATACAGCACTAGAGCTTGTCTTGCCGGTCAAAGTGTCAGACCTTACAGGCGTTGCGTTTAAGGTGTTCACGCTCGCCGTAGATGTATGCAGCGGGTGTCCGAATTTAAAGGTTCCAGTCCTACCCTGCAAGCCAACAATAAAGGCTTCAACTGAACGTGCCTCTGCGTAGCTAAGTGGCGGGAAGACTATCTCGCACTCCCAACGCGCACCTGTAAAAGTATGCACTTGCTGGTCAAAAGAAAAGGGCGATTCAGATACAGCTGCTGACTGTCTAAACCGCATATCAATGCTCTGTATTCCAACAGCCGGAAAATCAAGCGGAAAAGTTAAGGACATTTAGCCCCCCATTAAAGCGTTAGAGAATGTGCCGCCGCGTGCTCTAGCTTCTACAACAGCGTTTTTAGTTTGCTCTGTAATTTGTGGCATTAGGCCTGAAATTTCTGCGCGTACAGTCTGCGCTACGCCAGTTGATATATTGATAGTCTGATTGACAACAACACCGCCGCCACCCATACGGTTGTTAGGTATTATAGAGCCTGATTGGTTAGGAACAAACATCTCTTGCCCACGCTCACCAACCATGTAAGGTTGACCAGCCTGAACAGAACCACCGATAGCTTTTTTGCCGAAAAGACCAGAGCTTGCATTACCAAAGCCGCCACCTGTCACTGATTGATTGTTCATTGTACTCATAGAACCTGCAACTGGGGTCGTGCCGCCGCCGCGACCGTCAAGAAATCCAACGATAGCTCCAAAGGCCGCATCTACAACATATTTTTGTATCAGCATTTTTATCAGGCTATCGACAACACTTTTAGCCATTGATTTCATAGCGTCTGCAAAATTAGCCGCGCCAGTTACACCTGCTGTTAAGGCATCAGTCAAACCGTCTAAGCCTTGGGTCGTCAGGCTTTTTAGGTTTTCTTCCATGCTCGGAATGCTATCACTAAATGACTTCACTCCTTTTTCAAAGCTGTTCAATGGTATGACAGTAGGTTCAAAAGCATTCTGCACTGCATCAGGTATTTCACCGACCTTGCTTTTAAATTCCTCTAAGGTAGCAATAGTAGAGTCAAGGTCAATAAGCGGCATATCTTTCGTTTCACCGCGCATTTTATCGCGCTGGTCTACTAATATTTTCCTTTGCGCTTCAAGCTCATCATGCAATGCCTTATCAAACCCCATGCCACCCTGCGCAGCCATGGCAACTCCGCGCATTTTGGCAGATAAGCTGTCTATTTTTTTTGTGAGGTCTTGCTCAACTGCATCAGGAAAAAACCGGCGAAATGCTGCGTGTACCGTATTCGCAATTTCAATAGTGCCGTTTGCAAACTTTTGTATGCCCTTAACGGCTTTTATTAGACCGTCTATAAAGCCAACAGCCATTGCCTTACCAACACCATTGATGCCATTTTTTGTAGCATCTAGCGTTAAAATAAAATCTGTAAATTTAGTTGCTGCAAACTCTATAACTGGTGCAAGAGCCGCGCTAAATTGCATCGTCAATCCTCTAGCTATAGAGAATAGGTCTGAGAGCGCATCGTTTGCCTTCTCTGCCCCAGCAGCAGCATTTCCAGACATCACTATGCCTAGAGCTTCAGCCCTTCCAAACAGCTTATCAAGGCCGTCAGAACCTAACGCTAGGGTGTTAACAAGCGCAGCACCTTCACTGTCAAACAGCTTAAACGCAATTCTTAGCTTATCTGCATCGGTTTCAACATTCTTGAAAGCATCTGCCAGAGTTTTCATCTGCTCATCAAGCGGCATCTTTTGCAGTTTGCTGGCATCTACCCCTAACTCTTTTAGTGCGCCCTTAGCTTCACCTGTACCTTGTGCCGCTTCAGCAGCTCGCCTAGTAAAACGCTGCATAGCCATGTTTAGGGTATTTGTTTCAACGCCTGTAATACTTGCAGCATATTGCAGCTTAGAAAGAGCTTCAGTAGTTGTTCCGATTTTTGCCGCAGTTTTAGCAAGCGCATCTGTAGCATTAAGTGAGCTTTTTACCATATAGGCAAAACCGCCAGCACCAGCAAGAGCGACCAAAGCTGTGCGCATACTGAATATGCTAGATGTTATTGACTTTAAACCGCGCCCAAATAAAGCAAGCCCTCTCATTGCCTGTTGAGATGCTACAGATATAATTATTCTAGTTTGTAGTGCCATTCTGCTCGCTCGCTATTCGAAAGTAGGCGAACCACTCATTTACTTCTGAGAGGCTCATCTGCTCTGCTTCTGCTATGGTTATGTGCAACCTCTCAGCCAACGCAATCATATTCATGCGAAGGTGAGAGGCTCTTAGTTTTTTTCAGCAGCCTCAACGTCAACGATAGATGCAAACATCTGGTTGGCAATGTCACTGATAATATCAGTCTGCTCGCCCATCAAATCAATTCTATCCTCGGCACTGGTAAACAGCTTGTCTCCTGCTTCATCTTCAGCTTTTAAAACAACCATATCAACCATGGCAGCAATGGTAGGTGCTTCCAAGATTGTCTTATGCTTCTTTTGCAACTCGTTGATGTCGTAGCAGGTAATGGGCTTGCAGTACATAACAAAGGGCTTACCCTTTTCATCTGCCCAGCCCTGCACCGTCACTTTAGTAGCTTTAACGGTGCGTCTGTTTCTAAGTTCTTTTGCTAATCCCATTTTGATTTCTCCTGTCGTAGTGGGGTTATGCTGTTGCTTCAGTTACTGCTCCGCTAACCTGAATAGCGAAAGTAGCTTCTACCATACCATCAAAAGCAGCAGTGATTGACTTAGACGTAACATTACCTGTGCCGGTGTAGTATTTCTCACCAGTGCCAGTGCCTGTAGGATAGATTTCAAAGAAGATGGCAGCGCGGGCATCTAGTGCAAGCTGTTGTGCGTCTGTGTCGTCCCAGTAGCATTCCAAAGAAAGCGTACTAGCTTCAAGACCTGCTTTGTATGTGCGGGCAGTGTCACCCATGATGCTATCTTCGATAGTGTCAGCACTGGTTTCGATAGTGTAAGAACGCACCTCACCGACAACAGCTTCAGAACCCGCCGAAGCTGCTAATTTCACTACGCCTGTTGAGCCTGTATGTGTAGCCATTTTAAATCACCTTTATAGTTAAGTTGTGCCGCGAGTGTATTCGTATACAACGCGGACGGTTAAAATTACACCGCCGACAGGGTCAATAGAACCCTCATCGACTTCAATGTTAGTTAGCTGGGTATCCAGCGCAAACCCGCCTCTCGTGCGGTCTTGTTCAAGCCCTTCTTCAACGGCTTCAATTATGTTGTTTCTAGCTTGGTCAATAATCCCCGATTTAACAAAGCACACTAGCTCATATTCAATACTTGCCATGCGCTTACCCATAGAGCCAGCTATTGAGCTGTCCTCTCTATCCTCACTAGCAGTTCTAACCAGTACGGCTGGAAACTGCGCGTTAGACAGTTTGGTAAAATCAAACGGCTCGCGGGTGACGTACTTAACGCGAACAGGCTGTATAACACTGTCGCGCAAGGTATCGACTATATTGTTTGCAATACTTTCTCTAACGCTCATCGGATAAACCTTTCAAAAGCTCTAAGCAATCTTTGTTCTTCGTCGCGACTAAACCCGAAAAAGGGTCTGGTCTGATTATTGTATGCAGCCTTGCTAGACTCCTCTGCGCCCCGAAAGAATATTTCGGCTTGCTTGTGATTAGCCTTGCTTGTCATAGCCGCCATCATATTGCCGGACATGGTAAGGTTAGGAGTTAGCGTTCTGCCTTCCTCAGCCCTAAACGCGGCATAGCTTTCACTGTAAGGCTTAAACGCTCCGTCCTTGTAGCCCTGCCCTTCAGCCGTCCTGTCCTGAATAATGTTAATGCCGATTAACGCTATCCGTTGCAGTCCGCGCTTTTTCAACCTCTTTAGTTCTTTAGGGTTGCGCCTTAACTGCCTAACAGCATTTCTAAAGCCTCTCAGCCTTAAATTAAAATTCATTAGCGAACTAACCTGCCTGAGTTGATAGGCTCTTTCTCTTTGTCCGTTACAGTGCCATCACCATCAGCGTCATAGTCAACGCCATCGCGGAACACTGCTTCTATCTCTTCGCCGTAGCGAGACTTGTAGAAATCAATCATGCCAAGGAATCGGTCATTGTCTACCCAGTTAGTCAAC